TGCAAGTTTAGGTTTTTTATCAAGCATTTTAAGCTCGTCTGGGGTAAATGAAAGTACAAGTCTTCGGTACCCGTCCTTCTGGACTATACCCTGAAGAAAACCTTCCGGGGAAGGATTAGGTAGTACCCGTATAACCTGTCCTATGAGATAGTCCATAGACTCCGGCATAGAGAGTATTTCGGCATACTGTTTACGAGATTTATTTACTTTCTTCTTTTCGTCTTTTATGATCTTAAGATACTTTTGAGATATCCTTTTAGCCATTGTAATCTTAATTATAAATTTTGCGGGACGCGCGAGGCGGTTGTAGTATGATTCTCGCCTCCGTGTATACCGGCGCCTGGTATTCGTATTCTGTTTTCATAACAATCCTTAACGTATCCCCTCTTTCTACCATCCCTCGTGTAATAGGTCCTATGGTAGCTCTAGAGGCAAGCTTGTGTTTTAATGGAGTCCCTTTGTCTCCATAAGCCGGATTGAATACGCTTCCTGTATTTAGCCTAGCCTGCCAATCTCCTATTCTTACAATTGTGTTATTAATTATCTCCTGGGTATCTGAGGATAGAGATGCAGTAACCCAATATAAGCCGTTATAAGCAAAGTCCTCTGTAGGTTTATTTGCTTCTATAATTGTAGTAAAGTAGGATAGATTGTTCCTAAAGTCTTCCTCTGTGAAGGGAATAATAAAATAACCACCTTGTGTTATACCTGCATTTAGGTTAGTTCCTACTTCAAAAATCCCAGTGAAGGCTCCTTGACAAGGTCCTAGTTGGCATTCAATCTCTTGTTGCCCGTTGACGATTCCATCGCACCCTACTATCGAAAATAGTAAAATACTAATAATATAACTTTTTTTCATAACTGTTTGATTTGAAGGAAACAAGGCTGCCGAAGCAGCCCTGAAGCCTAACTTTTAAATAGGTGCACTAGCTGAAGGAACCGGACGTGAAGAAGAAGCAGGTGTTCTACCTCTCTTACTTGTAGTTGTCTTAGCAGGTGCTTTTCTTGTAGATCTAGAAGGCGTAACTGAAGCTGCAGGACTGTTAGCTGGAGCTGAAGAAACCGGAGTTCTTCCTCTTCTTCCGCCTGTACTTGTAGAAGCCGCAGGTGTAGTCTTTCTACTACTACCTCTATTGGAGCTGGAGGTAGAAGCTGCCGGAGTAGCCACTCTGGTGGATCTAGACACCGTCGTAGATGGAGCTGGAGGTGTATTATCGGCACTTGCACTACCCCTCGAAACCCATCCTCGTACTGTTGTTAGTAGTTTGTTGATCATTTTAGGTTTTGTGTTTTGTTTTTGGTTGAGTTCTCTCCTTTAGAGGAGTTCTGCAGTAGAAGTAATTCTGCATATTCGTTTTAACAAGCATAAAGACCTGGTGTGCTTAATGTTATGTTTAATATTTCTCCGTCTATATACTTGAAATCATATTCCCATCTTTGTTCTATTTCTTCAAATAAATCACAAGAAGTACCGTAGTAACTTGCAGACTCTTCAGACGCAACATCTATATCTTCACTCGCATCAACATACTTCACAGTATACTTCCAAGGATACCCGGTTAATAGTTCTTTAGTTATTTCTTCTTCTGGAATAGTGTGTAAAAGGAAACTGTAGGTATTATCTAAAGTCATTTATCTTTTTCTTTGAAGTGTTAATTTGAAATAAGAACTCTTCATCACTTTCTTCAGTAGAGGGATTATACCCTCTTGACAATCTAGTCAAGTCTTTTTCAGCTCTACGATTATACATAGAAGCTTTCTTTTTATGAGTGTTACGAGCTTCCGGATCTTTTTTAAAGGTCTTACCCATTATGGCTCTTTAAAGTTTTTAGCAACATAATAAATTAGTAATAAAAAATTATGTAAGCAACTGTTAAGTTAATTTATTAGAATAAAGGTCTTTAACCTGTTGACTGATCGGTATAGCTTTACCTTCTTCATCAACTCTTACAAAGGTAATATCTGTACACAGCGCTGTTTCTCTTTCCTCAGTATACACGTTTACTGTCTCGGCTTCTAAAAACAAAGTTATAGAAGTATTCCCCATCGTTTTTACGCTGCCGTATATTTCTAATAAAGATCCTTCCTTTACAGGTTTTTTAAAAATACACTTATCAATACAGACAGTAACCATACGTCTATTGTGGCATACCATCATAGCGTAAGCTGCTGCTGCTCCATCGATCCAGTACATCAATTGACCTCCGAAGAGATTTCCATGAAGTCCTAGATGGGTTCTTAAGACAGGGTGGGTATCTATTAGTTTTCGTTCAGTCATACTAAATGATATGAACTTTAACTCTTTTTAGCAACTTTAATTTGATCTTTGTCTCTGGGATCTTGTAGTAGACGGTCTATTAGTATTCTTTCTAGTGTTAGAAGGGATGTTTTTACTTACTCCGCTACTTCTAGGTTTAGAGGGGGTTACTACTTGTTTTGTAGGAGGGAGAGAGATGACCGTTTGTTGAGGATAAGGATAATATATCCAAATAGGTTGATAGGGTCTGTAATAGTAACGGTAGTAGTGGTAGGGCGGAATCCAGGTATCTCTCCAAAAGAATCTCCACTCAGAATAAAAAGAGGGATTTCTATTATAAAGTACTAAGAAGTTTTCTGTATTAATATCAATAACGGATCCTGTAGGAGTCGTAGCTCTTACTACTGAGGTGGTTCTTACCGGTTCCACTTCTTTCACGACTAATTGGGAGTAACATCCAGTTAGTACAAAGTTAAAGAATATTATTAGTATTATTTTTTTCATATTTATAAATAGACCGGGTTAGTTTTATAAAATATTTTTAATATATTGTTAATATGAAAAGACTATCACCAGATAATATATTTAGTTTATTTGATAAGCTAGATGAGGAAATTTTAAAAGAGGAAGGCCAGGAAGAACTTTTAAAAGAAGATTATGTTCTTTTAGGCTTGGCTATAAAAGGTATAGAAAATTATGTATACCTTAATGAAATTTACTCTAATAGGTACGGAGAAAAGTATAATGCTATTGCAGAAGGTATAAAAAATAAATACTTTAGTAAGATGTATAGTTATATTGATGAAATACAGTTAAATAAGTTAGAAGATTTTCTAGGGGCAGTAGAATCTTTAGGTTCCGGAACAGTTGTAGTTGCTTTAGAAGAGCTTTCTCTTTATTTTGTAGGGAGGGAAGAATATGAAAAATGCGCTAAAATTAAAAAACTTACAGATTTAGTAAAAAGTTTCTTTTAATTTAAAAAAATAGTTGCTTTTGTGGTATTTTTTTCTTAACTTTACACTTAGGTACTAAGGAAGAAGGTTTATTAATATATTAATATATAATAAATTATATAATATATAATAATAATCTTAAATATATAAAAATTATAATACATAGTAAGTATGCGTAACAAGATTTTAGTGGAAAAAAAAATAGAGCGTATTGAATCTCTAATTAAAAGAGTAGGATTTCATATTCATAGAGATGAAAGAAATCTAGCTTATCCTGTAATTGATGCTATTATTGAAAGAGTAGCAGAAATTAAAACCCTATTATCAACAGAAACACAAGATTAATGGAGTTAACAGCGGAACAAATAGAAGCTAATTGGGTAACACATATTAAGATTGTAGATACGTTTATTTCTTCTCCAAGAAAAGAACAATTAATACAATTATTAACCCAATTACAAGAAGTTGTGCTTATGGCTCCTGCTTCTAGTAAAGCTCATTTTCATAATGCTTTTCCTGGAGGTTACTTAGATCATGTTAATAGGGTAGTAAAGTTTGCTTTAAAAACCAAAAAGTTATGGGAAGAGCAAGGATTAAATATAGATTTCACTGATGAGGAGTTGGTGTTTTCTGCTCTAACCCACGATCTCGGTAAGTTAGGTGATTCTGTTAATGAATGTTACCTTCCTCAAAAAGATAAGTGGAGGAGAGAAAAATTAAATGAAATGTTTACTATAAACAGAGAACTTCCTTTTATGCTTATTCAAGACAGGTCTCTCTTCCTACTACAGAAACATCAGATACCAGTTTCTCATAATGAGTATATGGCCATACGTCTGCACGACGGCGTTTACGACGACGCTAATAAAGCTTACTACATCTCTTCAGTACCGGAATCTAAGATGAGAACTAATATAGTCTACATACTTCATCAAGCAGATTTTCTTGCTAGTAGATTAGAGTATGAAAATTGGAAATTTGAAGAAAAACAAGAAGCACCCTCTAAACCTAAATTTAAACTAAAGTCCTCAGATGGATTAATGGATTTAGTAAAAAACTTATGATTTTAGAAATAATTTTAGTATCTTTAATTATACTTTTAGGGTATTCTTCTTTTAATTTACTTAAAAAGGTAGAAAGATTAGAAGACATAGTTAAAGACCAACAACAATATATGCAAAGAGTATCAGAGGTTATAGAAGAATCTAGAATTCTTATTAGAACAGTAGATGAAAAAGGTGTATTTGAGTCCGATGACGATATCGGAGCGTTTTTTAACTACTTAAAAATTATACAAGGTACTCTGGATAGCTATAAATTACCGGAGTTAAATGGGAAGAAAACCAACAAATAATAATTACTTTACTCAAGATACAGAAGATGCTATTGTTCTTTATAATAGCTTAACCGATCCTGACCTAAGAGCTAAGATCTTTTCAGAAAGAATTTATTTCCCTTTCTATAAACTAGCAGAGAACATAATACACACATTTAAGTTTTACTATACAGATGTTGATGATATAGAAGACTTAAAACATAAGATTATTACACTTCTTCTTGATGAAAAAATAGATAAATTTGATCCTACTAAGGGAGCTAAGGCCTATTCTTATTTTGGAACTATAGTTAAAAGGTGGTTGATTAATTACAATAATAAAAATTATAAAAATCTTAAGAAAAGAGGTTCATTTGAAGAGTACGAAATAGAAACTATAGAGCAAGAAGATATAAAAGATGAAAATATAATAACTCTTGCGGAGTTTATCGATAGTTTTGTACAAGAATGTTACCTAGAGCTGGATGAGATGTTCGAGAAAGACTCAGATAAGAAAATCGCAGATGCTATTCTCAATATATTTCAAGCTAGAACTGATTTAGAAATTTTTAGAAAGAAAGCTCTGTATATCTACATAAGAGAAATGACAGATTGTAAGACTCCTCATCTAACTTACGTGATTTCTATTTTAAAAAACAAATTCTACAGTGATTATTCTAAGCTTTTTGACAAAGGGCTTATAGAAGCTAGGTAAAAACTCCTTGAAAACTATTTATCTAATAAAAAACTATGTCATTAGATAAAATTATATTCGGAAAAAAGACATTATCCGATCTTTTTAAAGAGATCTACGATAACTCCAGGGAAAAAGACAAGCAAATAAGAGCTCTTATAGGAGAATTAAAAGAATTAATAGAAGGCATCGAGGACGCTACGTTAGTTGTGCCTATGATTAAGGAATATTTAGAAATTTCCGTAAAAAATGATAAGCACCTTATAGATATGGCAAGTATAGTGCAGAGATTAGAGACTGCAATAGGAAAAGGAGGGTCTGACATGTTCGATCCCTCTGAAATACAGTCCATTTTAGATGAATTAGAAGAACCACTACCAACTCCCCCTTCACCCTCCGTAGAAAACTATAAAAAAACAGATAAAGAAGAGGAAAATGGCGATTTATTCTAATAATCCCTTCGCTTTATCGTATTCTGACTCAAGAACAGCACGTATTCCCGTACAGGAACCTGTAAATACGTCAATTTTTGCTAGAGTTATATCTGTTGTACTTAATGCAGACGCTGATGATTATAAAAACAGGAATCAAAATCTTGATCTTAACGGAATAAGATACAGAGAACTTACAGCTACGGCAATAGGCCCGGAAGATGAAGCAGATTTTACCTCCTATCCCTTTGCATATCCACTGGATAGTAACATAAAAAGAGTGCCGCTAGTAGGAGAGATAGTAGAAATAGTAGGAAAACCGAAAAATCTTAACGGATCTATCATAGGATTAGAAAGTTTTTACACATTTCCGATTAATGTCTTTAATAAAACACAAGAAAACATATTCCCAGATCAGACTAATCCGGAATACAGTAAAAATGTTCAAAAAAAATTAGAAGGATTACACAGTTATCCACCTTTAGAATCGTTTGAAGGGGATATTATAATAGAAGGAAGATCAGGACAATCTTTAAGAATGTCGGGATTAGGTAAAGACAGGGGTAATTATACGGATAGCATAGCTTATTCCTCACCTATTACCATCTTAAGAAACGGACAACCTAAAATTGACCCAGAAACAGTTACTTTTGAGAATATAAACCAAGATGATTCCTCTATATACCTTACTTCTAACCACGTTGTACCTTTAGTTCAAGCTAAAATAGTTAACGGATCTTACGAAACACCGCCTACCGGAACAGATACCTATAGAGGAAAACAGATTTTAATTAATTCTGACAGGGTTGTATTAAATGCAAAAAAAGAAAATATACTTATATCTTCCACTGAAAGCACAGGATTATCCGGGAAGACAGTAAATCTAGACGGAGAAGACAGTATTTCGGTAGAATCTAAAAAAATATATCTAGGAAAAAATTCTAGAAACGAAATACAGTATGCCGTTAGGGGAAAAGATCTAGAAGACTATCTTACGCTTGTTAATAATTTACTAAATACTGTTTCTAATATACTTAAAGCAGTTCCTCCTTCCCCCTTAGCTATATCTGCTGCCCTAACCAACGTAAGCACCATTCTTCAGACTGCAACAAAAGACGTACTTCCTACTAAGCTAGCTTCTATTAAGTCTAAAAAAATATACGTAGAGTAATGAGTAGATTTTTAACAGCACCCCAACTCAGTTTATCTGCCGCCCTCGGAGTTCTTATTTTTAGCTTAAAAGCTAAAGTTGAACTCAAAGTACAAGACGAAATAAACACACTAATACAAGAACTACAGAATATAGACACCTGTAAAAACGAAGCACAATTAAGAAGAATAAAAACTAAAGTATCAAATATAAAAAGCTTCCTGGATAAATCTGAGTCAAGAGCTTCTAAATTTCAAAAAACTCTAGAGCCCTTAAATAAACTCGCACTTGCACTCTCTGCTGCTATAGTAGTATTAGAACTTCTCCCTGTACCTAATATCGGAACCACCGTAGGAGTTACTAATAAATTCTCAGATTTACTAGCTAAACTAAAAAAATTCTCCAACGAAGTGCACGATGAAGTATTTCTCCTTACTGGAATACTAGTTGGAGCAACAGGGTTAATCCCGTTATTAACTTCTATAAAAGTACCTCTTAATAGAATTGATGGGTTAATCAAAGAATGTGCTGAAGGTACAGCGGAAAGCACAGGAGTTACTTTTGCTGAAGATAGTAACATCACTACTCCCTTTGAAGAAGAAAACTTCCTAGGATATAAAATACAAGTTGAAACAGTTGACACAAGTAAAGTAGCTCCCCTACGTCAAGCAGTAGCTTTTGATAGAGACGGTATTAAGCGATTTACAAGTGAAAGATCATTTTCCTCTTCTACAGAAGTTTTAGTAAAAGAGGTAAAGTTTAAAATAGAAAATAATATTTTAAGTTAATATTTATTAATATGAAAGTAGAACTTTTAAAAAACATAATTAAAGAAGCTGTAAGAGAAGCAGTTAATGAAGAGATAAAATCTATCTTATTAGAAGCTGTTAGTATTGCGTCTAAAGAAAGCACTCCTGAAACTCAACCACAAAGTATTCCTGAGGTTAAGGCTGTAAGGACAGATTCAAAAGTAGATCCTGCTATCATGGAAATGATCAATATGACAAAAAATACCATGACTCAACAAGACTACAAATCTATTATTAATGCAGATTCTTCTATGATACCAAGACCTTCCTTCCAAACTAATAACATAGCAGAAGGATTCAACCCAGGACCTCAACCAGGAATAGATATAAGTAAGTTAGATTTTGTAAAAAATGCAGCAGCTATTTTTAATAAATCAGTTGAGTTAAGTAAAAGGTAAAAATGGCGATACAGTACCAAAAGATTAATCCATTAGACAGGCAACCTAGAAAAGCTATAGGTATAGATGTATTGCTTGGAGGTACTGGAGTGTTTAACTCTACATATACTACTAGAGACGCCATAAAAAATAACATAACCAACTACGTATTAACTAACAATAACGAAAGACCCTTCAACCCAGACTTTGGAGCCGGGTTACTAGGGTTACTTTTTGAAAATATAAGTGAAAGCCAGCTACAGGCAGTAAAAGAGATCTTACTAGATAAATTATCTATAAACTTTCCTAATATTTTAATAAGAGAATTAAACCTAGTAGGGGATCCGGACAGAAACACTATAAACTTTCAACTTAAATATGCGATTAGAGAAACCGGTATTGAAGATGAAGAAATTAATGTTCAAATAGAAACATAATGGCACAAAGTAGAGACATAAAATATGTAGGGAGAGACTTCTCTGATTTCAGAGGACAGTTAATAGAGTTTGCTAAAGGATACTTTCCTGATACCTACAACGACTTTTCTCCTAGCTCTCCAGGAATGATGTTTATTGAAATGGCATCCTACGTTGGAGACGTTCTTTCTTTTTACCAAGACAGTCAATTACAAGAAACCTTCCTACAGTACGCTAAAAACCCCGGAAATCTCTATAACCTAGCGTATATGTACGGCTATAGACCCAAGGTAGTAACACCAGCTGAAGTAGAAGTAGAAGTTTCTCAAGAAGTAGATGCTGATCCTATAACATTTGTACCAGATTTTTCTCAAGCTATTATTATAGAACAAAACTCAATAGTAAGTAGTAACTCAGCAGGTAATCCTCAATTCTTTTTTAATAACAGAGTAGATTTTGGATTTTCTAGTTCACTCGACCCTACTAGAGTAGAAGTACTTACACTTAGTGGAACAGATCCTGCAACCTATAGACTAACTAAGAAAGCTAAAATCTATTCTGGTGAAATAAAAGAGACTAATGTAAACTTCGGGACAGCAGAAAAGTTTACTACAATTACCTTAGAAGATGACAACATATCCAGAGTGTTAAGTATAACAGGGAGTGACGCTAGTGTTTGGTATGAGGTTCCGTTTTTAGGACAGGAAACAGTTTATACTGAAAATAGAAACACTGACTCAGATAACGGACAAGTTTATAATGCCTTATCGCTAACGAAAACACCTAGAAGATATGTTACTAGGTATAACTCTACCGGTAAGCTGACCATACAGTTTGGTGCCGGTGTTCTTCCTACAGATGATGAAGATTTTATACCTACTATAACTAACGTAGGTTTAGGAACAAATACAGGTGTAAGTAGATTAGATTACGCTTACGACCCTTCAAATTTTCTTTATTCTAGAACGTACGGATTAGCTCCTTCCAACGTTGATCTTAACATTAGATACGTAGTATGTAAAGGGATAGCAGATAATGTACCTGCCAATAGTATAAATACTTTAACAAGAATAACTAATCAAGGATCGGCAGCTAAAATAGCTACACTAGCTGTAAATAATCCCCAACCTGCAGCTGGAGGATCTGATGGAGATACGATCGAAGAGATCAGGCAGAACGCTTTTAGAGCATTTAATGAACAAGGAAGAGTAGTAACTTTAGAGGATTATAAAGTAAGGACACTTTCACTTCCTCCTTCTTTAGGTAGTATAGGAAAAGTTTATGTAGAGCAAGATCAACTAAGTAGTAGAGCGTCTACAACAGATTCTATTATTGATTCTAATCCCCTATCAATTACACTGCATATACTTTCTTACGACTCCGCAGGAAAGTTAACATCTACAACCTCTACATTAAAAAATAATCTAAAAAACTACCTATCACAGTATATTATAATTACGGATGCTATAAACATAAGAGATGCATTTATAGTAAATATTGGAGTAGATTATGAAATAAAAGTATTTCCTAATTTTATACCTAGAGAAGTTCTTTTAAAATGTAATAATGCTATAGCTAAATTTTTAAGCACTGATAGAGTAGACATTAATACACCTATTAACCTTACAGACTTACAACTACTATTAGCTGAAGTTAAAGGCGTACAAGTAGTACAGAGTGTAAAAGTGGTTAATAAAGCAGGAGGAGCATACTCAACTTATGGATACGATATAGAAGGAGCAACCAGAGGTAATATAGTATATCCTTCTCTTGATCCTTGTATATTTGAAATAAAATTTCCTGAAATAGACATAAAAGGTAGGGTAACAACCTAATGGCAATATATAGAATCTTTCCCGAAGCAGATGCATTTCTTTCAAGTGAAGCTCCAACAGCTAACGCCGGTCTAGATGAGATTATAGAACTAGGAGGCTATGAGGATATTGGAGGCTCCGGAAGAACTAATAGAGTAGTTATGAGGTTTTCTACTACTGATATTAATGAAGCTATAAACAGTAGACTGAACGGTGCACAAATAAGCGCAAGCCTCAATCTTTATCTAGCAGATGCCTCCGCCTTACCCGTTAGCTATTCAGTAGAATGTTACCCATTAGCCCAAATCTGGGATAACGGTAAAGGCAAATTCGGAGATATACCTATTGATACTTCCGGAGTATCCTGGACATATACAAAAGCAGGAGAACTAACACCCTGGACAACATCAGGCTTCGGAGTTAATATTACCGCCTCCTTCTCTGCTAGCTCAGAAGGTGGAGGATCATGGTACACAGGTTCAAACGGAGTAGACCTACAAAGTATACAACAGTTTTCTATCTATGAAGATCATGATTTAAATTTAGATGTTTCTAATGCTATAGGATTACTTTATTCTGGATCTATTCCTAATTACGGATTTGTAGTTAAGTTAGAAAATAATTTAGAATTTAATACCAATACTAACATTAGGTTAAGATTTTTTAGCAAAGATACTAATACTATTTACCCGCCTTATCTTGAGCTTAAATGGGACGATACATCTTACTCAACAGGAAGCTTATCTGTACTTTCAACAGATGTAGCAACGTTAGGGGTTAAGAATAATAAAGGTACCTACAAAAATGACGGCGTAAATAGATTTAGATTAACTGCTAGACCTAAGTATCCCACTAGGACTTTTACAACATCTTCTATATACTTAACTAATTATGCTTTACCGTCTAATTCATTCTGGGGTATAAAAGATGAATTTAGCGAAGAGATGGTAGTAGACTTCAGTAGTGAATACACTAAAATAAGCTGCGACTCCTCAGGACCGTATTTTGATGTTTTTATGAATTCTTTTCAACCAGAAAGATACTATAGAATATTAATTAAAACTACTCTGGATGGATCAGAAGTAGTTTATGGAGATAAAAATATTTTTAAAGTAACTAGAAATGTTTGATATTCAACTTTCAAAAACAGTAGTTAATAAACAGGACTTTAGTAAAGTAGTAGGTAGCTCTTTCTCTACATTTCAAGAACCGCAACCTGAAGAACTTATAGGAGTAGATGAATTTTTTCAAGAATATGATAGATTATTTTTTGATATACCTGTAGATGGAGCTACAAATTCCCACAGTTACTTAGCTCAAAGAAGCGGCGAGTATTCTAATTTTGAAAAAGACACTACTGATATACAACCTCTATTAGATGAAATAGCAAATTTAAGAGAACAACTAATAGAAGCTAACAATACTATTATAGAGTTAGAATCACGTGTATGACCGTTGCTAAGACTACATACAAAGTAATACAAGAAGAAGGACAAGGCTCCTTCACTCAGGAAGATTCAAATTTACTGAATCCTTTCGAGGTACCTTCTACATTTAATTTGAATGAAGATAGAGTAGAAGTACACTATTACGACTTTAATGATCAACTACTCGAATCAGAATATAACTTTAAAGATTATGGAGTAAGTAAGGATAGTTTTGCCTCCCCATCAGAAATAACGATTCTTACTTTAGATCCTGAAAAAGACGTACGTAAAAAAGGCTTTGTTGGAGCTGATATAAGAGTAGTTTATAACTTTCATAAGGTTTATAAAAAAGACACCAACTCTGAACTTTTCATTAAAGAAATTTCACCGGATAGAACAGAGATAAAGATAGGTTTTTTAAATGTTGATGAAGAATACATAAATACTGTTTTTAGTGAAATAATACAAGGAATAAACGAAAGCCAGTATACCGAACCTTTTTCAGTAAACCTTTTTAACAACAATTTTAATACTATTATAAACGCCGTAGCTTTTCAAACAGGTACGGAAAATATATACGCTCTTAAACTTTATACTCCTTTAGAAAATAGTGTTTTTCTTAAAGATAAAATTGAAATAGTTAGAGCTAAAGCAGACCAGGCTAGGTTTGTAGTCGAAACTAAAACAGTCTTAGAAAAAGATAAGATACCCTCTCTTAGAGGTCCCAATTTTGATATAGAAGTTTTTAGTAATTACTCTAACCCGACAGAGTATTTAAACAATACTAATATACTTCTTTCAATAACCTCTTCTAACTACCAATCTTATTCATCAGTAAACGAAAAAGGATCTGAAATTAGTGTAGATTATTCTGATTATACTAATTTTATACACTTTTCTTCTGCTGAAGAACGATTAAGAAACTTTAAGTATAAATTTGATTTACTAGCAGGATATGAGACAAGTAGATCACTAGCTGATTCTATAACACCTCTCTCTAAAGCCACAGCTAGTATAACTTACTATGACGGATTAATCCAGGGACTGGTTAGTAATTTTGACGGATACGAAAGGTACTTATACTTTACAAGTGAAAGTAAATCTTGGCCTAAATCCACTGACAGTATACCTTACCTTAATTATCCAAGCTCTAACGCTGTAGCAGAAGCTTTTTACGAAGCACAATTAGTAACCGCTTCCCTATTTGACGAAACAAACGTTAATAGACTAAGAAACACTATACCACAATATCTCATAGATAATCCTGATAACGAACCCTATCACCTATTTGTTGATATGGTAGGACAGCACTTTGATAACCTATGGATATATAGTAAAGGGGTATCAGAAAGGTATAACGGAGATAATAGACTAAATTACGGTATCTCAAAAGAATTAGTAGGAGAAGCATTAAAGAGTTTTGGAGTAAAAATATATAACAGTAATTCTACTTTAGGAGATTTATTTGCAATCTTCTCAGGTGAAACATACTCAACCGGGAGTGAAGTTATAAATCAGTTTATAACTAGTTCTTTAACTCCTATCTCTAAAGAAAATTATCAAGCAGAAGTTTATAAAAGAATTTACCATAATTTACCGTTGCTCTTAAAATCTAAGGGGACTGAAAGAGGATTAAAGGCCCTTTTATGTACTTTTGGAATACCAACTAATTTGTTAGATATTAGGTACTACGGAGGTATAAATTCTAATAACCTACCTTTTTACGGACCCTATTTAAGTTATACTAGTTCATTAGATAGAATACGTTTTGACAATACCGGAAGCGTTGTACAAGGCAATACACTCTCAGAAGGTACTTCTATAATTAAAAAGGACGATAAGTATACCTACGACTTGCATACAGTAGAAATAGGTTTCTCTCCTACGGATTATATTAATACGTATATTGTCTCTCATAGCCTGACCCCTAGTACGTACGACTTAGACACCTACATTGGAGACCCAGGATACTTCTATAGCTCTAGTTATAACGGGTTAGATAGGTTTGCTTTAGACACCATGTCAGGTAGCTTTAGTAAGTATGACGTTTACGATTTAGCCAGATTAGTTAAATTCTACGATAACACCCTGTTTAGAATGGCTAAAGACTTTATACCCGCTAGAACTAATCTTTCCACAGGTATTATAATTAAGCCTCATATTTTAGATAGAAGTAAGGTAAAGAGGACTTTCATTACTGGTAGTCATGAATACTACACCGGATCTATAGATACGGCTTTTTTAAGAGGCTCAACAGGTGCATCTTTTGCCGCCGGAAGTACTTTTTATAGAACAGCTTTTCTCTACTACGTACCCCTTCCTTCTGGAAGCTTTGGAGAAAGAAAATCATACTCTCTAGAAGCCAGGTACACCGGAGAACTATCAGGCTCTCAAATTACTCTCTCTAACGGAGAATTAAACGATGATAACGTTTTTAAGAAAAATTTAAGAACAGGATATACTTTTAGAATTAAACCCCTAACAGAAATACCACCTGATTATAGCTTCTCAGTCAATGTAACACACGTTTCACCTTAACTATGAGTAAAACAGTAAAATTTCAAACCGGCATTTTACCTTTAGGAGCTGACAACACGGCCTTTACTATCTATCATACTAGTAAAGACGAAGCAAATAGATTAGCCGACGGTGTTACTCCTGCAAACTTAAACGCTGGATATAACATTGCCGGTATAGATGATGATAAATTTACTTTTGTAATCTTCAATTCTGCCTCATCAGCTACAGTTACTGCATACCTACCTCCCCCGACTATTGCTAATTTTACTCCCCAGTCCGGAGAAACCGGCGATACAATACAAATTACAGGATCAGGGTTTGTAGGATATACAGCAGTAACTTTTGGAGGTACAGCAGCTTCTTCTGCAAACGTATTTTCTAATACTAGTATGTCAGCAGTAGTAGCAGGAGGTTCGACAGGACAGATTAAAGTATCAAATCCTAGAGGAAATGCTTTTAGTACTAGAGTGTTTCAATATGTTGATCCTTCAGGTACAATTTACTATCTTGGTCAATATTATAGAGATTTAAATGACTCAAGTATAGTTTGCTCTCAGCAAGGAACTGTATTTGATCTATTTATTCAAGGCTATAATAGTTTAAATGATGCTTTCGGAACTGCAGCAGTAGTTTATAGAGATGATCCGGATTTAGGAATACAAGCTAGC